AGTTGAATTGATCGAAAAATATGATACACGGAATCCAGATAAAGGTTACAATATGACCCCTGGCGGCGAGGGTTATTCTGGTGAAGATAATCCTATGTTTGGCAAACATCTTTCTAATAAAGCGAAGCGTCTTTTAAGTGAGAAATTGACAGGACGTTATGTATCAGAAGAAACCAAACAGAAACAAAGTGCTTCTCTTAAAGGCCGCACTTTTTCAGACGAAACAAAAGCCAAAATGCGTGAGAGCGCCAAAGCGCGTGTGGAACGGATGAAAGAGGATCACCCATTGATTAAATATCACCCCGATTATCGGGGTGAGAAAAATCCTATGTATGGGAAGCACTTAACAGACGATCAGAAAAGGCGCATGGTTGCCCATAAGATTTATTATAGCGGCAAAGATAACCCACATGCCAAACGTGTAAAATGTATTGAAACAGGCATAATTTTTGAAACAGTAAATGAAGCTGCTGCCGCCTGTCAATGTCTTGCAACAACTATTTCTGGTGTTTTGCATGGTTCAAAGAAACACGCGGGCGGATATACATGGGAATTTGCCTAAAGGAGTTATTTTATGAAAAACTGGTTTGAAGAATTAAGTGCAATTGATGTAGGTAGTAAAATTGAACAGAAAAACGGTCTTAATTATTTGCCGTGGATGGATGCGTGGGCTGAACTAAAAAAGCGCTATCCTCTTTCGTATGCTACAGTTTACGAAACCCCAGAAGGAATGCTGGTATGGCGTGATCCTATTGGTTGTCATGTAAAAACTTCCGTCACGTTGGTATGGGATGAGGGCGGAGAACAGCATGAACATACTGTAACCGAATATCTACCTGTTATGGATGTGCGTAATAAGGCGGTTCCATATGATAATGTTGATTCCATGATGGTTAATAAAACAATTCAGCGCAGTTTGACTAAATGTATTGCCCGTTTGGGAGTTGCGGAGTATATTTTTAGGGGCGATGATCTCCCAGAAGAACTGCAGAAACAGAAGGAAGAAGAAGCGAAGCAGGCAGAGGCAGCCAAAAAGAAGAATTCCGAAGAACTTGAAAAGCTGCGTCAGCAGGTCATTGAAACTGCTACAAAGAAAATCAATGAAGAAAAGGTTCCTCAGCAGGCGGTATATCAGGTGATCAAGGATTTGAATAACGGCCAACAGAATCCTAATTCTATTAAGAGTGTTGCAGTTATGAAGAAGGTTTTGGCTGCCATTAAGGAAATGAAGGTGTCCGAATGACGGCTGATGAGCGTATTGCTCTTTTTCAGAACGAATTGAATTGGATTCAGGATGCCTCCATTCGTTCCTTTGTTCATGATTCCTTGGTAAAGCTGCCGGATTACTTTTTCCATGTTGCGGCTTCCAGCACGGGAAAGTATCATCCTCCTTATGCGCTGGGCGAAGGGGGATTGGTTCGCCATACTAAAGCCGCCGTTGCAATTTGTAAAGATTTGCTTGGGCTTGAAATGTATAGTAAATTCACCCCTGTGCAACGTGATATTATGCTTGGCGCTCTGATCTTGCATGATGGCTTGAAGCATGGCGTGGATGGCGGCGCGTATACTCAGGCAAAGCATCCTGTTATCATTGCTAATTGGCTTGAGAATACAGAAAATGGCATGAGTATTTATCAGCGATTGCCCAAAGAAGTGGCTGATTCCTTCCTTTCTTGCCTCCGTTCTCATATGGGTCAATGGAATACAGATTATAAAACTCACGCCGAAATTCTTCCAAAGCCTGTTACGCAGATGGAAAAGTTTGTGCATCAATGCGATTATCTTGCTTCCCGCAAGTATCTTGAAGTCAATTTTGATGCGATTTCTTATACCGGAGATCGCGTGTAAAGGAGAAATGCCTTATGATGTATTTTGATGAGAAGCCTGCCCAGGTTTTTGCGCGTGTCTGGAATATCACCCCCGCTGATAAGTATACAGATTTGCGCGTTTCTACCTCTGAAAAAAGGCAGGATGGCACTTACGCCAATTCTAATTGGTTCTTCCGTTGTATCGGCCATGCGCATAATAAAGCCAAGGAATTGCATGAAAATGATTATATTAAAGTCACGAAGCTGAAGCTGACCAATGAACAGTATGAAAAAGATGGTCAGAAGCGCTCCGCCTTGCGTGTCCTGGTTTTTGAGTTTGAAATTGCCAATCGGAACGGACAGCAGCCGTCCAAGAAGCAGAGCAACAAATCCACCCCCGCCCCCGAACCTCAAACGGAAACTCAGGAAGATGATCCTGAAGATATGCCGTTTTAATGGTTTGGTTTAATTAGTGATTGAAAATACATTTTCAAAGGGCGGCGGATCAGCCGCCCTTTCTTCTAATGAATTTCTGCTGGATTCATTTGAGTGGTCTTTTTCCCGCGTAAATGCCTATGCAGAATGTCCCCGTATGTTCAAATTGCAGTATATGGATGTGTTAGATAAGGAACAAAACGCTTTTGCAGAATGGGGTTCTCTGTGTCACTACATTTTGGAGCAATTCTTTCGCAATGAAAAATTGCTGTTTGAATTAACCGATGCGTATATTTCAGAGTATTCTTCATATGTTAAACATCCTTTCCCGCCCAACAAATACAAAGATTTGAATGAAAGCTATTATGAAGCGGGTATTGATTATTTTTCCAATTTTTCCGGCACTTTGCCGGATTGTGATGTAATTGGGGTAGAGCAAGAAATCCATCTTAATTTTGGCGGCTATCAGTTTGTTGGATATATTGATTTGATTTTGCAAGATAAGCAGGATCATGAGTATATTATCATGGATCATAAGTCAAAATCCGGCTTTAAGAACGATGAAGAATTAAGCCATTATCTTCTGCAGCTGTATCTTTATTCCCAATACATCTATGAAACCTATGGTAAATATCCAAAGCAACTTATCTTTAATATGTTTCGTGCTGGCAAACTTGTTCAATGCCCTTTTGTTAAAAACGATTTTGATAAAGCGATTGAATGGTTTATTTCCAGTATTCAGGCTATTTACAATGATGAAGTATTTAAGGATAAGATTGCCTTGGAGTATGAAAAGAAAAATAAACCTCTTTCTGATTTTAAGAAAAACGATTATTTCTGTAATCACCTCTGCTCTGTTGGAAAGTATTGCAATCGTTCTTCCTGCGGAGAGAAAGGCGGTGAATAATGATTGCTTATTGATCGAAGTCTGATAACAAAAGCCAAAGAGAAGATTGGCGATAAAAACGCAGAATTGATTGCTGATCAGCTTCAAATCCAGGAATATGATCCACAAAAGCAACGTGGTCTGTGCCCGTTTCATGCGGAAGATACCCCGTCGTTTATCTATAATCCAAAAACCTATTCCTTCCATTGCTTTGGTTGTGGTGTCAACGCTGATTTGATTGATGCGTATATGAAATCTGGACTTACATACATAGGCGCTGTTCAGAAATTATTTGAACACGCAAAGATTAAATACGCATTTGGTCAGCATGGCGTGAAAACACAGCAGGAATATCATTATCCGCATGATGAGCCTGAAGGCGATATGGCAAAGGTATATGATTATCTTGCTAAACGTAAAATATCTTCTGCAACAGTAGATGCTGCCGGTATTCGTCAGGATTCCCAAGGAAATATCGTTTTTCGATATTTTGATACGAATGATACTTTAACAATGGTAAAGTATCGTCCGGCCAGGAAAGTCATTCATGGGGAAAATAAAATGTGGTGTCAAAAGGGTTCCGATACTGCACCACTTTTATTTAATATGCACCGGGTCAATACGGAATCCGCATTGGTTATTACAGAGGGAGAAATTGATGCGCTCTCTGCTATGGAAGCCGGTTGGATGAATGTTGTTTCCGTTCCTTTGGGAGCAAAGAATACCCACTGGATAGAACATAATTGGGATTGGCTGCAACAGTTCAATTCTATTATTCTCTGTGGTGATAATGACGAGCCTGGGCAACAAATGATTAAAGATGTTTCATATCGTTTAGGCTCTTGGCGTACTAAGATTGTTGATTTGCCAACGACCTTCACAAAACCTGATGGAACTGTAATTTCTATAAAAGATTTGAATGAACTTTTGTACTATCACGGCAAAGAAAAAGTTCTGGATGTACTTGTTCATGCAAAGGATTCCCCGGTTGAATCTGTTGTAGATTTTACAGAAATAAAAGAAGTGGATTTGGATGAAATCGACGGCATTTACACCGGAATCAAACAGTTTGACATTGAAATGCTCCGCTTGTTTTACGGCACTTTCAATATCTTAACTGGCGTGAATGGTTCCGGCAAATCCTCATTCTTGTCCCAGCTTGTGTGCCAGTGTTTGGAACAAGGCCGCGATGCGTGGCTGTATTCCAAAGAATTGCCAAATTACATGTCAAAAAATTGGATCAATTATATCTTTGCTGGTACGCGCAATGTAAACACTTTTGTCAGTGGGCGCGGAGCCGTATACTACAAGGTAAAGGATGAAGCCAAGCAAAAGATTGATGCTTTTTATAAAGGCAGGTTGTTTATATATAAGGATGGGTGGCCCAATACCATTGAAGATATTGAGCAATCCATGGAGGATAGCGCCAGGAAATATGGCTGCCGTCTTTTTATTATAGACAATCTTACAGCAATCAATCTTCACGCCAGCGATGATAGCAAATGGGAAAAGCAAGTGGATTTTATCAATTATCTAATTGATTTTGCCCAAAAGTATAACGTCGTTGTAATCCTGGTCATTCACCCCAAAAAGATTGAAACCATGCGCAGGCTTACAAAGTTTGATGTAGCCGGTCTTGGTTCCATTGTCGATCTGGCACACCGCACATTTTCCCTGTATCGTGTTACACCGTCTGATAAGGAGGGGGTAAAAAAGAAAAATGGCGTAGGTTATTATAAAGACCCTATTCAGTATGATGTGCTTCTGGATGTATTAAAAGACCGCTTACGTGGCAGAGAAAATCTTACTATTGGCTTGTATTATGATAAGGCTTCCCGTCGTTTCTATACAAACCCGGAGGAATATGATTTTCAATACGCCTGGGACAAATCAAAGTATACTGAAAAACTTCCATACCCCCACGAAGATGATGCAAAAGAAGTGTTTGGGGAGGTGAAAAATGGTTCAGCCTAATTATACCCCTTTCCACACGCATTCCATGTTGAGCAACGGCGTTACGAATGTTGATTCGGTCACGCGCTTTGAATCTTATATCGAAAAAGCAAAAGAATATGGAATGACGGCATTTGGTTTTTCCGAACATGGCAATCTTTTTGAATGGTATTTCAAGAAAAAAGCAATTGAAGAAGCTGGCATGAAATATCTGCATGGTGTTGAATTGTATGTCACCATGAACGAGCAAGAAAAGGTGCGTGACAATTATCATTGTGTAGCTATCGCCAGGGATTATGAGGGGTTCCTTGAATTGAACCGGCTTACTTCAAATGCGTTTACCAGAACGGATAATCATTTTTATTATGTACCCCGCGTTTTTATCAGTGAATTGGAGGCAACAACGGATCATATTATCATTACTTCGGCTTGCGTTGGTGGTGCCATGTCGCCCCGTGCCCCCGAAGCTGATCGCGAACGTTTCTTCCAATTTATTCTTCGCAATAAGCATCGCTGTTTCCTTGAGATCCAGCATCATCAGGATTTTACACAAGTAGAGCATAATCAATTCCTTTATAAGCTATCTCAGCAATATGGTATTCCACTTATTGCTGGTACAGACACCCATGCGCTTGATTCTCGTCATGTAAAAGGCCGTTCCATGCTGCAAATCAGTAAAAATGTGCGATTTGCTGGTGAGGATCGCTGGGATTTAACGTTTAAGTCTTATGATGAATTGTGTGACGCTTATCGAAGTCAAGGTTCTTTGCCGGAAGAAGTCTGGCTTGAAGCAATTGCTAATACCAATGTAATGGCAGATATGGTGCAGCCATTTGAAATTGATAAAAGCAACAAATATCCAAATATCTATGAACATCCGTCCGAAGTTTTCAGGCAAACGGTATATGCCGCAGCAGAAAAGCATCCCTACGCTATAAAGCGTCATGGCCGGGAAAAGTTGTTTGCCAGAATTGAAGAAGAACTGGCGGTTTACGATAAAACAGGCGCAACCCCCTACATGCTTCTGAAAAATTATCTTACTTCATGGGAACGGGATCACGATGTATTTTGTGGCCCCGGACGTGGTAGCGTTTCTGGCAGCATGATAGCTTACCTGCTCCATATTACGGAAATGGATTCTATGAAATTTGATTTGAACTTTTTCAGATTTATGAATCCTTCGCGTATTTCATTGGCTGATATTGATACAGATTATGGTGAAGTTGATAGAGAAAAGGTGAAAAGCTTCCTTCTAAACGATCACTTAAATCTGCCTACCATTCAAACAGCAGAAATTATTACGTTTAATACAATCGCCACAAAAGGTTCCATCCGCGATATTGCCAAAGCGTTCAATATTCTTCATAATGAGGGAAAAGGTTCAGTCCATTATTCAGATATGGAAATCCGCGCTTTGTGCGATGCTGTGGATAAAGACGGAAATGTGGATGAGCGTATTCGGGCAAACAATAAACAACTGTTTGAATACGTTGATATTGTTACTGGCACTGTGGTTTCTATTGGCTCTCATCCTTGCGGTGTTTTGGTGTCCGATCATGATTTGGCTGCAGAAGTTGGCCTCTGTACTACACCTGGCAGCCAATATCCAGTATCATGTTTATACATGAAAGAATTGGATGAACTGAATTGGGTTAAATGGGACGTGTTGGGGTTGGACAATGTAGCCCTGATCAATCAAACCTGCGAAATGGCAGGCATTGAACGGCTCACCCCAGATAATGTTGACTTGGAGGATCAAAAAGCCTGGGAAGAAATAAGGAATGATACCACCTGCATTTTCCAATGGGAATCCGGTCAGGCGGCAAATTTCCTCCGACGCTTTATGTCTGATGAGGTTATTCAAAAGGCAAAAGCAAGAAATCCCAATTTTAGCATGATCAAATGGATGTCGTTCGGTAATGGTCTACTGCGTCCCGCCTGTGCGTCTTATCGTGATGATGTGGCTGATGGCAATACATATGATAATGGCGTTCCTGAATTAAACGATTTCCTTGCCCAAGAGGCTGGTCACGTTTGTATGCAGGAAACTATTATGAAATGGTTGGTACAGTTTTGCGGTTATTCGCAGGCGGAATCCGATACGGTACGGCGCGGCATAGCCAAAAAGAAGGGCACCGACAAACTGCTGCCCGAAATCGAAAAACGTTTTATCGAATATGCTCCCAAGCATTATGATATTACTGTGGAGAAAGCAAAAGAAGTGATTAAGCCATTTATTCAAACGATTATGGACGCATCCTCTTATGCTTTTTCCTGGAACCATTCAGACGCATATTCATGTATTGGTTATATTTGTGGGTATCTCCGCACTTATTATCCTTTGCAGTTTATTGCTGCCGCTTTGAATGTGTTTGCAGCAGATCAAGAGAAAACCGGACGTATTGTTGAGTACGCTCAGAAGAAGAATATCAAGTTGCTGCCTCCACGCTATGGTTATTCTCGTTCCACCTACACCATTGACGCAGAGCAAAATGTTATTTATAAAGGCATTGCGTCTATTAAATATATGAATTCTCAAATGGCCGAAGAAATTTATAAAGTTTCCCGGATGGAAAAACGAGAGCATTTCATTGATGTTCTGATGGATTTGTCTGGCACTTCAGTTGATTCTCGCCAGCTTGATATTTTAATTAAGCTGGATTTCTTTGCTGATTTTGGCAATGCAAATTTCCTAAGTATCGTCAGTGATTATTTTGATTTTTTGAAACAAGGTACGGCAAAACAAATTTCTAAGGACAGAATTGAAAATTCGCCAATAAAAAATATGATTCAGGATTATGGAACGGATATTGGAAAAGACAACCATATTCGTAAGTCCTGGGTCATACAGGATATTCATGGTTTGCTAATCGCCTGTGAAATGTTTACTCGGTCTTTGCACGTTGCTGATTATGATTTCCGTACCAAATGCCGGTGGCAAATGGAAAATTTGGGCTATATCGACTTAACAACGAATAAAGAAGAAGATCGCCGCAAACTGCTTATCACTGATATGCGTCCCATGCGCAGCAAAGATGGAGGCGGCGTTTGGGGGTATGCCCTCTTTACCCGTTCTATCGGCTCCGGCAAATCTGCCCGTATGACCTTACGGGCAAAAGATTTTGAGTATGAGCCGGTGCAAAAAGGCGATATTGTTTTTGCGAAGCATGTATTCAAGAATAAAGCCGGGTATTGGTATCTGGATGATTATGAGGTAATGATATAAAATGATTCATAAACAAGTATTGGAGTTTATTTCTCATTTCTCATCTGCTCAGGATTGTTTTCTTTACGGGTGCTGTTATTGGTTTGCCATGATATTGAAAACACGTTTTCTTTCATGCGCAAAATGCGAATTGATGTATCATATTGTTGATAATCATTTTGCTACCATGATTGATGGCGAACTATATGATGCCTCCGGCCACATTTCTTCGGTTGGCTTTATCCCGTGGGATCAAGTTTATGAAACCGATTCGTTATTGTTTTCCCGCATTGTACGTGATTGTATTTTAATGGAGGACTAAATGGAAGAAAATAAAGCAATCAAATGGTTTATCAAAATCCTATTTAATGATGGATCTGAATTTCGTGGTTTTTCGTCTGCAAGTTCTGATATTTCCAATGAAGCGATCCGGGAAATCATTGGGGATCATCTGAATCCCTTTACAGTATTTACGCCGAATCAGAACGCTCAGGTTATAATTAACCCTGCTAACGTGTCTGCAATTTTCTTTTACAATAACGAACAATATGAAGATTAAGGGAGGATAAATTTATGTATCGGGAAGAACACGAAAAAATTAAGGAAGAAATTGCAAAGCGCCAAGAAAAGCAAATCAAGATGATTAAAAAGTGGGTAAAAGTGGGGATTACTGCAATCTTTCTTTTGATCCTTATTTCAAATTCCATTGGCACCGTCCCCGTTAATCATACCGGTGTCTGGAAGCGCCTCGGTGTCGTTCAGGAACAGGCGGTTCCCGAAGGTGTCCATCTGAAAATCCCCTTTGTGGATAATATTGAAACCATTTCTAATCTTGTGCAAACAACCACCATTCTTGCTTCTCAAACGGATAAGAATGCCACCACTTCTGAAACCGCCGAAACCAAAGATCAGCAGTTGATCATGTCGTATCAGTTTGAAATCCAGTATCAGCTAATTCCCAGCCAGTCCTTTGTCATTTACAAAAATTATGGCAAGAACTATGAAAAAATGCTTATTGTTTCCAATGTCTTGCCTATTATTAAGCAGGCGTTTGCCCGTTACAATTCCGAAGAAATTACTGTGAATAAAGATGCTATCGCGCAGTTTGTTCAGGCTGAATTGGCCGCCTATACGGAAACCTTTGGCATCAATATCCTGCGTGTAAATTTTGTTTCTTATGATTTTACGGCTGAATACAACGCTATTCTTGAGGAACGCGCCGCTCTGAAAGCCCGTGTTGTCAATGAAGAACTTCGTCAGAATCAGGAGCGTGTTGCTGCGCAGACCGCTTACGATGTAGCGGTCAAGAAAGCAGAACAGGAAGCCGAAACTGCCCGCATCGCCGCAGATAACGCCAAAGAAGTTGCTATGGTTAAAGCTGAACAGGATAAGGAAGTCGCCCTGGTAAAAGCAGAACAAGATAAGCAAACGCAACTCATTCAGGCAAATGCCAAAGCGGAAGCTGCCAAAATTGCCGTTGATAATGAAGCCTATGTAACCACCACCCGCGCCGAGGCTGAAAAGAAAGCTCGTCTTGCAGCTGCCGAAGCCACCAAAGCGGAATTGGAAGCCCAGGCCGCAGGGTTGAACGATCTTGTTATTCAGCGGCAGTTTGTTGAAAAATGGGATGGTAAGCTGATTCCTTCCTTTGGCGGTTCTTCTACCTTCACTATTGCCGATTTCACTGAAATCTATAAGCAGTTTTTGGGTATCGAAAATTGATTGAAAACTATATAGAATATCTCAATCAATTACGGCGCTTAAAAATGTCTGAACAAGTGGAGGTCTTGTATGGCCTCCGCTTGTCCATATTTCAGAAATTCTATATTGACTATATTTTTCCACGTTTGAAAATACATTTTCAAAGGAGATTGCCATGAATATTCTGATTGTTGTTGATATGCAGAATGATTTTGTCAATGGTTCTCTTGGTACAAAAGAAGCGCAGGCGATTATTCCCCATGTGGTGAAACGCATTCAGGAGGCCAAGGCCGCAGGCTGGACTATTTATGTTACCCAGGACACGCATTTCAGCGATTATCTTCACACACAGGAGGGCGAAAAACTGCCTGTTAAGCATTGCTTGCTTGGCACAGAGGGTTGGAAGCTGAATGAAGATGTTCAGTCTGCGCTTGCCAATTACCCCTATTGTTTGGTTCACAAGTCCACATTCGGTTCTGATCATATGATTGAAGAATTGCTAATGCTTACGGACAGTAATTATCGTTTTGATTTAGAGTGTAATGGGCAGCCGGACACCTTTGAATTGATCGGTCTTTGCACAGATATTTGCGTTGTGTCCAACGCCATTCTGGTCAAAACATATTTCCCGGAGGATCGCGTTGTTGTTAATTCCGCTTGCTGTGCTGGTGTCACCCCGGCATTGCATGAGGCAGCTTTGAAGGTTATGCAGTCTTGCCAAATTGATGTTATCTGAGGAGGAAACGGAATGTATCAGTTTGACGCGGAAAGAATACGGGATAACATGGTCAACCAAATCCGTCAGCTTGCAAAGAAACAAGGATTTACAAAAGTGGTCATCGGTATTTCAGGCGGTAAGGATTCCACCGTTACCGCCGCTTTATGTGTTCGCGCTTTGGGCAAAGAAAACGTATATGGTGTAATGCTGCCAGACGGCAATCAGGCTGATATTGAAGATAGCATTCACGTTTGTTCTTTGCTGGGTATTCCGAACATGACGGTCAATATCTCTCCCATCTGCGCAAAGCTGCGTGAGAAACTTGCGGATGGTTTTGTAGATGCGTCAAGTACGTTTTTCCCGCTTCCTTTTATAGATGATGCGCACATCAATTATCCTCCGCGTATTCGCATGACAGTCCTGCGGTTTCTCACGCAAAGCCTTGGCGCTCGTCTTGCCGGTACAGGAAATCTTTCTGAAATCACTGTAGGCTATTGCACCAAAGACGGCGATACGTCCTGCGATTTTTCTGTTCTGGGCGATCTTACCAGTGTGGAAGTAGTTCAAATAGGATTGACCATGGATGAGCTTCCCCGTACTCTTGTTCTCAAAACGCCTGCTGATGGTCTATCGGGTATGAGTGATGAAGAAAAGTTGGGTGTTTCTTATGAAAGCATTCATCATTATATTCGCGGCGATCAGCCCATTGATGATGAAATTTGGCAGAAAATCAATTCTAAGGAGCAGAAAAATCTTCATAAGCGCACGCGGAGCCTTGTGATTAGCCGTTATGGGAAGGAGCCGTATTGGTCATGACAAAGGTGCTTGCTTTCTTTGGCGCATTTAATCCTCCAACGATTGCCCATGTAGAATCTGCTAAATTGGCATTGGAAAAAACGCAGTATGAAAGCGTAATCTTCGTTCCGTCGAAATCGTCCTATGTTTTGAATGATCAAAGGAAAGACTATTGCTTCAATGATTATGAGCGAATGAACATGCTGTACGGTATTTGCGAAACGGATCATCGTTTCCAAGTAACCGATTATGAAATAGACGCGCCATATCAGCCTCGCACTTATTATACTTTGCATTGGATGAAAAGCCAGAATATGTCCCCATCGCTGCTAATTGGCGCAGATCAGTTTTGTGCTATGGAAAAGCATTGGAAGTATGTCCCGGAAATTGCCAAAGAGTTTGGTATTGTTTGTCTGACAAGATACGGCGTTTCAACACAGGATATTCTTGCTTCTACGCCCTTTTATCGTGATATTGCCCCTTACGTCCATGTAATTGAAATGCCGTCTACTTATCAATTTGTTTCCTCTACTTATGCCCGTTACTGTTTATCAAATATTCAGGAAAGTAAAAGAGAATTGCAAAAGAGGCTTCCCGATAGTGTTTATCGTTATTTGAAGGAGAGAAACTATTTATGATTCTTGCGCCTATCATTCAATCTTTGCTCGATACTGACTTGTATAAGTTCAATATGAACCAAGTCATGTTTCATCGGCACACAGATTTAAGCGGCGAATACTATTTCAAGTGCAGAAATAAAGGTGTTGTATTTACCAAAGAAATGCTGGATGAAATCAACGCGCAAATTGATCATTTGTGTACTTTGCAATTTCAGCCGGAGGAATTGGAATATCTTCGCTCCATACGTTTTATCAAGAACGATTACGTTGAATTTCTTCGTCTTTGGCACCCGATCCGCGATTATGTTTACGCCGCTTTGGAGCCTGACGGAGAATTGTTTGTGCGTGTTGCTGGCCCTTTGTTTTCTGTAATGCAGTTTGAAATCTATCTGTTGGAAATCATCAATGAAGTATATTTCAGGATGCACCCCAAGTATAGTTACGCTGCCCTTGTTGCCAGCGCTCACGGATTGCTTAATCTCAAAATCAAAGCATTCAAAGAAGGAAAGTACAACTTCAAATTTGCTGAGTTTGGCTGCCGTCGCCGCTTGTCCCGCGAATGGGAAGATGAAGTCATTCAAACCTTCGTCGAAAATGGCATTGCAAACATGGTAGGAACATCCAATGTGTACCTTGCCAAAAAGTACGGTCTTACCCCCATTGGCACCTTTGCTCATGAGTTTGTGCAGATGTATCAGGGCATTCCCAAGATTCCTCTTGCTTATACCAATTATTACGCCTTAAAGGATTGGTATAATGAATATAAAGGTGATAATGGTACTGCTCTGACCGATACGATTACTACAGATCTGTTTCTATTGGATTTTGACCGTAGCATGGCAAACAATTTCACTGGTGTTCGCCATGATAGCGGCGACCCTATTGCCTGGGGCGAAAAAATGATTCAGCATTATCAGAAATACGGCATTGATCCGAAAACGAAAACACTGTTGTTTTCTGATTCCCTGAATTTTAATAAAGCACAGGCGCTATATGACCATTTCAAAGAGCGTACAAAAGTTTCCTTTGGTATTGGCACCTTTGTATCGAATGACACCATGGCCGATCCGTTAAATATTGTTATCAAGCTGCAGTATGTTAATGGCCGCTCCGTAGCAAAGCTGTCTGATTCTCTTGGCAAAACCATGTGCCAGGACGATGAGTATGTGCAATATCTTCGCAGCGCCGTTAATTTCCGTTTGGTAAGAGAAGGAGAAAACCAATGATTTCAACAACGGATAGTATCAATTTTGAACTTGCCGTTATGGAAATAATGAATCAATATAAAGATCGTATTACAACGGCTACTGACGTTGAAACGTTCAGTGATGAACTGCATCAGCATATCGAAATTGCCATCCAAGATATGCTTGAAGATATTGAAGGTTTCAATGGTATAAACCCAGATGATTACAATGCGCAATATTGATAAAGGAGTGATTGCAATGATTCAGATTCGTAATGGCGTTTTTGAAACAAATAGTTCTTCCGTCCATGCTATGATTATCACAGATGCGAAGGTAAAGCCCGGTTCAGTAGTACACTTTGGCATTGGTGAATTTGGGTGGGAAAAAGAAATTTATACAACCACAAATGAAAAAGCAACCTACTTTTATACTGCCGCTTTGTGTTGTCACGGAAACGTAGTCAATAAGATAATTAAAACTATGCTTGAGCCTTATGGGGTGCGCTGCGAATTCGACGAAGCTGTATTTAATAAATATGGCCTTGAATACGGTCACGTTGATCATGGTTATGAAGCGATTGATTTTGTGGATGCACTACTGTCCGATGTTGATATGTTGATTCGTTTTTTGTTTAGTGATGAATCTTTCGTAGTTACTTCCAATGATAATGAATGGGATAATTCATTTATTGAAAATGCTACAAAAGTTGACTATCCGCATACTGAGTTTACGAAAGGGAATTGAATATGCTGAAAATTCGTAATTCTGTATTTGAAACTAATTCTTCTTCATCCCATTCCATTGTAGTTACCAAGGAAAACCAAATGCAAGAAAATGTTGATCCAGAATGGTATATGAGTGATGATGGTGAAATTCATTTCTGGCGTGAAGATGATTTGGAATTTGGCCGCACCCCGTTTGACATTCTGAATGATTGGCATGGCCGCTTGCGATATACTATTGCGTCTATGGGAGAAACACATATGGACGAAATTGTATCTGCGTGCAAGCGCCATATTCCTGGCTTTGATCATTTCAAATTCCCACATTCCAAGTGGGATGATGGCGGAAATGTCCTGGGCTATGTTGATCATCAGTCCTTCGGTTTGCTCCGTCATACATTGAATACTCATCACATTTCTGTAGAAGATTTTATCTTTAATGATAAGTACCTTGTCATTATTGATGGCGACGAATATCGTGTGTTTGACCGCCTGCGTGATTCGCTCCTTTTTACTGACGAAGAAATTGATTATATGGAGGAAGCCAATGATTAAAATTCGGAATGGTGTATTTGAAACCAATTCATCCAGTACCCACAGCATCATTATCTGCAGTAAAGAAGAATATGAAGCCCTTGAAGCAAATAAACTGTTCATCAAAAAGTGGGATGATGAATTGATTTCTTATGATGAGGCGGTAAAAGAACTGCGTCGTTATGTGCCTGAAAACGTTGACAATTTGTCGGAAGATGAAATTATTTCACTGCTTGACGAATACGATATTGCGGAAACTTTGGATCGCTTTTATCATGATGAATATTTGGAAG